ATGCGAACGTCAAGGCCGAATTCGGCGAGCATCTCAAGTCGAGCGATCTGTGCCGCTTCTACACCATCACGGAAGAAGGCGTGACCATCTACGCCGGTGATGATCTTGAGAAAGCCCTTCGCATCGCCCGCACGGCCATTCCGGAAGTGGAGTAGACAATGACTGTCATCAAGACTCAAGCAGTGGCCTTCGAGTTCGCTCGCATCCTCCGCGAATGGCTGACTTCCAAGGAGATGAGGGTTGTCCTCCGGCGGAACAAGATAAGGGGGATGCGGAATTGCTGCGCGACGCACGACTTCTGTGATCCCAATATGGCCATGCTCGAGGCGTATGCTCGCATCCACAAGATCAGCGAAAATGACATCGACCTCAATGCTGATGACGTAGTGGAGCGGATGAACGAGGCGTGGAGCATCGCCAAGGCCGCACAGTTCCGCCCCTCTGCCATCATCCCCCCCAACATTTCCCTTCACTTCTAAAGGAGCGCTGCATGTATACCGACCGAAATTTCAAGACGAAGAAAGCCCTCAAGGAGGCAGTGGCAGCGGGTGAGCAAGTCACCATCTACGCTCCCGGCATTGGAGAAGCGCCTCGCAACGGACGCGCGAGCGTGGAAGGCCCCCACTATCCCAAGCCCCACTCGTGGTATGCGGAAGTCATGATGAAGGATGGCGTCATCATTTCGGTGAAATAATTTGCACCGCCTCAGGCGTTCGGTGGTAGAATTATTGAAGGGAGCAGACAATGAGCGGAGCGGTTAATTTGAAGCCGGAGGAAATCTCCGTGCGGGTGGACTTCAATCGGCACGTGGCGCTTCCCTTCAAGCGCAGCGGCAAGCGGGTTGACTACATCGCCTTCGAAGGCGAGGGGCCACAGCACGTTTTCTCCTCAGAAGAAGCCTTCGATGACGTCTTTGATCGCACGGCCGAAGCTGATCCCCGCATCTTCATCCCCAAATTTTTGAAGGCCGTCAAGCGTGCCTTTCTACCCGATGGCGATGTCGCCGTCATCCTCTTGGAGGTTCTCAGCATGACCACACTGAACGGAAAGGCGCTGAAGGACGCCTCGATCAAGGAACTGACGGAGCACTACAATGTCCTCCGCGCAGCGCAAGGCCTCGAGCCGGTGGGGGAGAAGTGCTTCAACAAGAAAGCGCTCCTCGTCGCCGCCATCGAGAAGGCAGAGGCAGAGGCCACTGCTACCACTCCGGAGCAAGTCAAGAACAAGGAAGTCTCCCAAGCCTCTGCTGAGAAGCGTCTCAGTGGATTGGCTGCCCTCAAGGAACAGAAGGCCGAAGAGGCCGCTCGCAAGCGCGAAGACAAAGCGGCCCTCGCCACATCCAAGGAGAACACCATGGCCACTGCCAAGAAGCTCACCAAGTCCGCCCCCGCCAAGGCCAGCAAGAAGGCCGCTCCCATCAAGAAGGCCGCTCCCGTCAAGAAGACTCCCGCTGCAAAGGCCGCTCCCAAGGCGAAGGCTGAGGGCAAGGGGCGCGGTATGGGCATCGGCGCTTTCTGCATCGAGCAGATCCTCAAGGGCAAGGCCAACGGCGAGGTCGCTGAGGCCGCGGTGGAGAAGTTCGGCGGCAACACGACCGCCTCGAGCGTGGCTTGGTATCGGAACAAGCTGAAGGCCGAGGGCAAGCTGAAGTAGGAAGGCACCCACAAGCCTCGGAACCAAGTCTGGAAGGCATTCTCTCAGGAGGTGCCTTCCAGACGCCTTCTGGGGCCGTTTCTGGACGATTGGGAGCTGTTTTGGACACTTCTAGGAGGTAGCATGGCCGATGGGGCCTTGAAATTCGACAATGGCAAGCCCAGAATGGACCTTCTGGACCCCTACGCCACGGAGCAGCTCGCCCTCGTGCTGACGTTCGGCGCTCAGAAGTATGCAGCATGGAATTGGACCAAAGGATTGGCCTACTCCCGCTTGATCGGCGCTGCGCTGCGCCACATCTTCGCCTTCATGCGCGGGGAAGATACGGATCCGGAGAGCGGCCTGCCTCACCTCGCCCATGCTCAGTGCTGCTTGATGTTCCTCCTCAGCATGACGCAGCGACACCCAGAACTCGACGACCGGGAGCAGGTATGAGACAATGGCACACCATCCTCCAGAAAGTCCTGCGACATGGAACCTACCGGAAAGATCGGACGGGCGTGGGCACGATGGCAGTCTTTGCCGAGTCATTGAAATTCCAGAACACCAGCACCTTCCCCGCCGTCACCACGAAGCATCTCGCCTTCAAGCAGGCGGCTGGAGAAATGGCTTGCTTCATCCGCGGGAATCACTCCCTTGATGCCTTCCACGCTTTCGGCTGCGGCGTCTGGGATGGGAATGGCAACGACCCGAAGTGGACCAACAGTGAAGGGCCACAGTTCGAAGGCGATCTGGGTCGGATCTACGGCGTCCAGTGGCGTGACTGGAAGCGCCCCGGCAAGGAGAGCGTGGATCAGCTGCACGAACTCATCTCAGGCCTGCAGACCAACCCCTGCGGCCGCAGGCACCTCGTGACCGCGTGGAATCCCGGCGAGCTTGATCAGATGTGTCTCCCGCCTTGTCCCGTGATGTGGCAGGTATACCGCAGCGAGCAGCGCATCGACCTTTGTGTCTATCAGCGCTCGTGCGATCTGTTCCTAGGCCTGCCCTTCGATATTGCGGGTTATGCGCTTCTCCAAAGGCTCATCGCGAAGGAGCTTGGGTGCAGGAGCGGCGAGCTGACCTTCTTCATCGGCGACGCCCACATCTACATGAACCACGTCGACGCCGTGAAGTGCGTCCTCAAGCGTGATCCCAACAAGGGGCCGATGCTGCTGATCGATCCTGCGGCAAGCCTCTTCGATTTTCATCCCAGTCAGGTGAAGATGGTGGACTACAATCCTCATCCGCCTGTCCCCGCTCTGCTCAACGTCTAGGAGGAATCATGCTCTCAAACAATGCTGACGTCCTGCGCTTCTACCGGAAATTTGGAATCCCCATTGCAGAGGAGCCTCAGCTCTTGGATCGCGAGACGCTGCGCTTCAGGACCGCGCGGATGGTGGAGGAGCTAGCGGAGTTCTGCGCTGCCCACGGAGCAGGCGATCTGGAGGAAGCTGCCGACGCCCTGATTGACCTTGCCTACATCCTCCACGGCACGGCCATCGGCATGGGCATCCCTTGGGACGCGTGCTGGGAAGAAGTGCATGAGGCAAACATGAGGAAGATGCTGGCCGCTGACGCCTCGCAGTCCCGCCATCGCTTCAAGATGGACATCGTGAAGCCTGAGGGCTGGGTTGCGCCAAACCTCAAGCAGTATCTGGAGAAGCCATGAGGCCCACGCTGGACGAGTATCTGATGGGCGTCGCGCAGCTTGCGGCCACGCGCACGACATGCCTGAGGCGCGGCGTGGGCTGCGTGCTGGCCAGCAAGCGAGGCCACATCATCGCAGTGGGTTACAATGGTGTCGCCGCTGGCCTCCCGCACTGTTCTCAAAAGGACTGGATGGACGAGGTGCCTCACGCCTGCGAAGGATGGCGCATGGCTCCCGGCTTGGACAAGTGCGAGGCCATCCATGCAGAACAGAACGCTCTGCTCCAATGTCGCGATCCTTGGGAGATCGAGACTGCCTACGTGACCCTGAGTCCGTGCAAGGCCTGCCTCAAGCTGCTCCTCAACACTGGGTGCAAGCGCATCGTGTTCCGGGAAGAACACATCGACCCGCTTCCCTCTGAATTGTGGAGGAAAGCGGGTCGCATCTGGGAGCAGATCAAGCCGCGTTCTTGATCTCGATCCAGACTTCTTCGCCCTTCTTCAGCTCTGCCCCGATCTTGGAGTAGAGCAGGGGAAGGGCGATGCTTCCTCCCGAGATGCGAGTAGGGCTGTCCACCTGCAGACCGACGAGGATACACCCGAGCGTGTCGTGCTCCGTGTTTCCACTGTGGATCCTGATGCCCGTGAAGAATGGGACATCCAGCACGTGAAGCATGTCCTTGTTGAACCGCTGGCTGAAGTCTATGACCACCCTGTAGTGGCCAGCAGGGATAGCGGTGGACCCGTAGAGCTTGCCCTCACCGTAAGTCCCCAGGTCGCGCACTTCGTCTTCCAGCGTGAAGCACTCCAGTAGTCCATCCACAAAGAGCATACCCAGCGTCGTGCCCTCTCCGCTCTTGCTTCGCTCCAGTAACAATTCCATAGTGACTCCTTGGTCAGAATCCCCACGCAACAGCGTGGCACTTGTTGGACTTGGGGTCAGATGTAGCGTTGGGACTTTGTCGGAACACCTTACACCCAGCGGCGTCAAAAGACCTCAACTGGAAGATTGCGTCGTTGGCTAAGTCTCCGTCTGAGTTCTCCGTGGTGAGCTGTATGCTGTGGCAAGCATGTGGGAAAGGTATGGGGAAGGTAAGCGTGGCCTCGCTCTGACCCGTTATGACGTCAGACCTCAGCCACTGCATAATCGTCCCATCGGCAAACTTTTGGGAGCCGTTGGTGCTATACTGCTGGACGGTGGGGATGAGAACCGCTCCTGCGGGACACAGAGTCCATGATGACAGACCGTCATCGGAATATGTAGCCCTCACAGCTGCGCTGATGGTCTGCTGACTTCGCATATTGAGAAGGATCTGAACACTGCGGTCTTGAGGTTTGCACAGAATTGGCTGCACAACATAGACCGCAGTGTTGGTAGGATCGCTGCCCAGAAACAGCACCACCTCAAAGCCTGTGAGGCTGCCCACAGGCTGGGCTTCAATATAGCTCCAGGTCACAGTGGCGAAGCGCTGGGACAACACAGGGCCAGAGGGAGACGGAAGACCAGTGGAAGGATCCACCACGCCAGTTCCCGTGATCACAACGCTGTCGCGCGTCTCAACGTCGATGTCCTCAATGTAGCGCATCAGTTAGCTCCCAGCGTGAGGTTGAACGTGCCCATGGCGGCTGAGTTGTAAGTGCAGCACTCCACCACGTAACTGCCAGCGGGCAGCGCCTGGTAGACTTCCGACTTCCAATACACGCCGCCAGTGTCGTCGTTTTGCGCGATCAGGGTAGAGTCGGTGTTCCACAAGACCACATAGGTGTCCAGCGAGTTGTCGCCAAGCATAGTCACGCGCACCGTAGCCGGATTGGCGAGGGTGAAGAGGTAGTAGCACGCGCGTCCACCTGCGCGGCTGATGCTCGCCTCGCCGCTGGCGGTAATGGAGCCTGCGGTGGGACCACTGGGGAAGACTGCGCTGGAGTAGCGGATGGACGCGAGTGCGCCGGTGAGGGTGGGCAAGGTGGTTCCTCCTGGGGTGCTGGTTCCTCCGGTCCCTGTGCTGGTTCCTCCGCCACCGCCAGTGGTTCCTGCTCCGGTATTGTCGATCACGATGGCGCAAGAAGTAGGGGCAGGCCAGTGTAGCGCAAGGCCAGTCAGAAGGAAGGATTGTGCCGGACACGCGGACAGGTCTTCAGCCTTTCCGCCTACGAGGTTGAAACTCTGGAATTTGAAGTAGATTGTTGCGCCAGCTTCCCAGTCCTTCGCGTCCAGGTGGAGAAGCGCGTCATCGCAGCGAATGAGCTGCGATCCAGGGGCATGGGCCTGAGCAGAGGAGCCGTGGAGTCCGCGCCAGAGCTTCCTGAGCTGGTAGGAGCCATCCCACTGTAGAGCAGCGTCTTGGTAGGCCAGGAACTCTCCGCCAACCCACGACAGACCTTGGAACTTCGCGGCGTCAGCATCGGACAGTGGGAGGAACTGCGCTGTTGCGGTCATGTAGAGAATGGCGCTCAGGTCTTGACCCTGCGTGGTCTGCGCCGCACTCAACTGATACGTCAGGCTGCCGAAGCGAGCAGGCGCGTTGATCGTGCCCACCACAGAGTAGGTGCTGCCATCGCGGCTGGCCCACACGTTGCAGCCTCCCCAATTAGGTCCGCCACGCGCTCCAACCCACACCTCCACGCGACCAGCTGTCAAGCTGCCGGGGGCCTCAAAAGCTCCCCATCTGAGAACGCTCCCTGGCGCTGCGTTGGAGTCAGCTCCAGTGGAGGAGCCTACCGGCGTGGGGTATCGCGTGGCCGTGGCAACTCCAAATGGCCACTCCTCAGCAACCACGCTCAAACTGCCATCCTCGCCATCCTCGCACGACAGGATGCGGACAGGAGCGTGGTCAAGACCAAGACCAAGATCCGTGACCGTGCACAGGGTCATGGGCTCCAGCAGCATGTGGCGCGGACCAAGCTGGAACTCATATGTGTTGCGCACATAGAGCAATCGCTGAAGAATGCGCTGGGCGGTATCCCGCGCGATAACGGGGTTGGTGATCATGTGAAGGCTGATTGGGTCTTGACCACGCAGTCCAAAGTTTTCCACATTGGCCTGGTCGCTGGCTTCTGCGATTTCAGCCGCATGATCCTTTGAGCGATTCAGGAACTCCACCTGGACACGGTTGTAGGCATCGGCCTGTGTGGAGCGCGTGACTGTGATTGGGTAGCTGTCGCCATCGCGGATGAAGTCATCGTAGGTGAGGTCATACACCGGCGTGCTGTTGGGATACCAGCTGCCTACTGGGGTGTCCTGGTAGGGCACGAACTTCAGCACTCCATCGCTGGGGAAGACCGCGCAGTTGCCCACCTTGAGAAGATCCGACAGAGTCTCAATAGCTGAGCGCTGCTCTATGAAGACCGGAGAAGCTGCGATATTTGCGGCCACGCAGTAGTTCTGGAAGTCGTTGACGGTCACCCAGTCTATTTGCGAAGTGCTCCAGCCCATGCCGTTGGTGGGGTTGGTCAGCGCCTGGTAGATGATCGTGCCCAGATATTCGTCCAGCCCATCAGCTGCGTAGGTGAAGCTGGTCTTGACCTCAAAGCTGTAGTTCTTGAGCCCACCTGTGTCGCTCAGGTCCAGCGGAGCCTTGGCCACATAGCACATGCCGCCATAGCCCACCGCTTCGGTGGGGTGCGCGCTGGTGACGTAGCCCCAAGGACTTTGGGTGGCCTCGCCGTTGAAGAAGGAGAAGCCGAGTGTGCTAGCGTCATCCACGGTGTCCTTGTCCGCCCAAGCACGCCTCAGGGCCACAGCTGGACCCTCGCAAAGCACCATAATGGCCGCCACCGTGTATGTGTAGGTGGTGTTGGTTTGTGTGGAGCCTCCACCCTTGCCCGTGCGCTGCGAAGAAGTATGGGGGATGGCCGTGAAGTCCTGGTAGTAGGACAACTTGGCGGTGATGCGCGGGGTGCCGAATGCGACCGGGATACAGTCGCCATACGTGCTTGTCATGATTTGGATACCGGCCAACTTGTCTGCCGTGGTTGACGTGCGCTGGCTTCCGCCGAACAACGTGCTCATGACTTCCTCCAGAGTGTCCAGCAGCCAACCAGTCGCTTCTTCAGATCAGCGTTCGACTCCACATCGTCCTCCACCACTCCCAGCTGTATGGTGGAGTGTATGACGCGCGGCCATTCGGTGACAATGGCTCCGTGCGCGATGCACCGGCCCCACTTGAACAGGGCAATATCTCCAGGCTGCGGAGTGTCTGTGGGGACAGCATAGCTCTGGACCATGCCCAGGTAACGCTCCTCACCGCGATGAATATGCCAGTCATGCGGGTAGGGCTCAGGCTCCACGTGTGGTATGAGCCCCACCGCCTCGTAGACAGCCGCGAGGATCTGACCACAGTCTACGCCAAAACCCTTAGCCCTGCCTTGGTGGTGGTAGGGTGTGCCGATCCACGACAGCGCCTCGCCCACGACAGCGGAGCGTTCCTGTTGCTCGCCCATCACCTCACCTGCTCAGGCTTGGGGACGAAGGGGCAGCCACGGAAGCGAGCGATGTTGTTGAACTTCGTCCTGCATGTATTCATGGTCTTGTCACAACCGGGATCCACCCAGCCGCTGTCGCCATAGCTGGGCGCTACGGGAAGGGGCAGTGACAGGTAGACCCAGTTGGCATCCGCAGACTTGATCGTGCGCGTAAGGCCAGCGTTGGCCCCAGTGATCCAGGTGACCACACCCATGTCCCAGTATCCTGCGGGCCAGCCGTTGGTGACTCGTATGGCGCTGGTAGTGGAGCCTGAGAGCGCGAACAGTCCTTGTCGGAAACTGGGCTTGTAAGCTCCGCACGCAGATCCGTAGAGCGTGTTGGGGCATCCCGGCTGTATGAGGTTGCGAGGCCAAGCGCTGTTCAGTGTCTCTGTGTCGTGCTTGATCGTCAGCTTCACCTCAGTGCTGCCAGGAACAACGCTGCTCACTCTTCCGTTGAATATGTAGACCTCGCCCAGACTCGTGTCTCCATAGCTGGGCATGACCACGCGACTCGCCTTGACCCGCGCACCGTCAAACGCACCGCGAGCAGCCGCAGCGCCTATCAGCGAGGAGCCCAAGAGGATCTGGCCGCTGAGGGTGATCTCCATAGTGGCCACTTCAAGCGTGGCGGAGGTCTTGGCCTTGCCACGAGAGACTAACGGGCCCAGGCTGTTGTAGGTGTAGCCTGCGGAGTATATGGCGGATGGTCCATTGGTCCAACGGAAGACGGTGCCGTTGGCAAGCGTGACCGTGTAAAGCTCTGCCAGGAGGAACTGTCGGTTGGCCATCAGCCAATTGATGAGCGATAGGCTGGAGGCTTTCATCGGACCTCCACCAGCTTGATCTTCGTCACCTGCCAAAGTGTGATGAGCAGGCGCTGGGTGGTCAGCTTGTCTTCCGCAAAGCGGACGGTGCGCTGAATGCCGTCTGCGGGATCGTAGAACAAGAAGGTGTCGAACGCACCTTTGCGCGCGTTGTAGAAGTCTACCAACGTGGCAAGTTCCGTCCATGACTTGCTGTAGATTTGCCCCTGGCGCAGAACTTCGATGGACAGCTCATACTCGTAGAGCGGATTGTCGTAGAAGGCCACACGCTGCTCGCGACCGCTCGCGCTAGTCATGATTTTGGTAGACCACCTGGGCGTGCGGACGACATCCACTTTGGTGCCTGGGAAAGTGGGGAAGATTGCGCTGCTCATTTCATTCCTCCGAAGTTGCGACCATAGTCACGCATGGCCTTGCCCACTGCGCTGTTGTTGTCGCGCAGCACTCGCTCTACACCCTTGGCGTCCATGGCGTGAATCGTGAAGCTGGGGGAGAACCCACCGCCTCCCTGTGCGCCGCCATTCTCGATCAGGCTGCGAAGACCTTCAGCATACTTCGCCGGTAGCACCTGCTCATCCTTGTGGATCATTGCCAGCTGGTCATTGGGGACCGTGTGCCAGCCACCAGCCGCAGAAGCGATGTGTGAGCCCAGGCCGATAACAGCAGCAAGAACTCCCGCCGCCACGGCAGGCGCGAGGAATGGCCCCACCATGGGGATCTCAGATATGGAGGCATAAGCGCCGGCCATAGCCTCCCACGCGCGATGGCCAATCGTGATCATTGCCTGCCACGCAGAGACTGCCACCGACTTGATAGCAGCC